ATGGGTATAAAAGAAATACTAAAGGATCTCTCATCAATAGGCAAACTACTATTGAACAAAAAAAACTAAAGGTAAAAATAATCTATGCAACTATCTAAACATTTTAAACTAGAAGAATTTACAAAGTCAATGACAGCAACTCGTAAAGGTATAGATAATACACCTGGAGCTGGTGAAATAAAAAATTTAGAAAACTTATGCTATGAAATACTAGAACCATTGAGAGCTAAGTTTGATAAACCAATCACCATAACATCAGGGTATCGTAGTCCTCAGTTGTCAGAAGCTATAGGTTCAAAATCCACCAGTCAACATTGTAAAGGCATGGCAAGTGATATAGAAATATTTGGTATACCTAACATTCAAGTAGCTTATTGGATTCAAAATAACTGCGACTTTGATCAACTTATATTAGAGTTCTATAGTCCTGATGATCCTGCTGCTGGTTGGGTTCATGTATCTTATAATGAAAAAGGATCAAATAGAAAACAGGTCCTAACTTATGATGGTAAAAAATTTGAGAATAACTTACCTGATATGAAGTGGAAAGATGGTAAGGTAGAGGGATAATGCCAAGCTATAAAGAAGTTATTGTAGATTCTTTAGAAAAAAAATACGAAGCACAAATGGCACTAGCAGAAGCTAATATAAAAGTATTTATGGAGAATCCTGTTGGTGTTGGTGAGCATCCTAACATTGTACAAGAGGTAGAAAAATTGTTAAAAGAAATAAAAGATGCTAAAGAAATGTTAGACGAACTAAAAAATTGGAGATGATATGTGGTTAGCTTTATTAAAGAATCCTTTGACAAAATTAGTTGCAGAAAAAACTATTGGAGCTGTAACACATAAATTAAAAAAAGATCAGATCGTAAGAGAAAGAGAAATAGAAAACGCTAAGAATGTAGATATACAATCTCTTAAATCTTCAGACTCATCATTAAAAGATGAGTGGTTAGTTATAGTATTCTCATTAATTTTTATTGCACATTTTATACCTACATTGCAAGACGCTATGGAAAGAGGTTGGCAGATACTAGAATTTGCATCAGATTATTTTTGGATAATAATACTTACAATAGTAGGTGGTTCTTTTGGATCATCTTCTATTACTAAATTTATAAAAAGAAAATGATAAGAAAAAACTTTGCACAACAATATAGTAAAAAGGTAACACACTTATCGCAACAAGGATATGGCAAGAAGAAAATTAAACGTAGAAAAAATACCTCACGAAAGAATACCAAAAAGAACTAGCATTGGTGGTGGTAGAGTAAAGATGAGCAGTATGAATAAAAATAAGAAACGATCTTATAAACGTAAAAACAGAGGTGGTATGTAATGAAAGTGAGTGAAAATACATCTGTTGCAATGCCAATTAAAAATATGATTGGGATAATCGTAGCAGTTAGTTTAGGTATATTCGCATTCACCGAATTAGAGGCAAGACTTACCTCGCTAGAGACAAGTCGTGAGCTTATGCAATCTGATTTGCTCAAAGCGTCAGACCAGAAACCTGTGGACCAAGAACAATTTTTGATACAAGAATCATTGGCATCTGACCTAGAAAAGACTATAGTGCGTGTAGATGAGATGATGCACAATGGCGTAAACATTCAAAGAATGATAAGAGATATTGAAAGGTTACGTGATGATGTAGAAAAATTAAAAGATAAGGTAAGAGAAAATGGAAATGGTTATAGCTCTAATAATGTATCTAAACAATGATATGGTTGAGCATACTTACAAAGAGAGTTTAAGCAAATGTTTAAAGTCAAAGCGTGTTGCTATTCGTGAAGTCAACCCACAATCTGTTAGATTTGAATGTAAAAAAGTAAATGCTGTAACTGAAATATACATGGGTCAAAAAAAAATAGTTAAGATAGAACAATGAGAAAAAGAGATAAGCAACCACCAAGAACTAAAAAGTATTACAGATCAACTAAGTCTGGTGCAGGTATGACTAAAGCTGGTGTTGCTAGATATAGAAGAGAAAACCCTGGATCAAAACTTAAAACTGCTGTAACAAAGAAAAGTGGATTAACAGCAAGAGAAAAAGCTAGACGTAAATCTTATTGTGCAAGATCAGCAGGTCAAATGAAAAGGTTTCCTAAAGCTGCCAAAAATCCTAACTCAAGACTAAGACAAGCGAGGAGAAGATGGAAGTGTTAGATAAATTATTTAAAATATTTTTTGATTACATTGATAGCTTAAATAAAAAGTTAAATGATGTTTTAACTATGGATTTTACTAATTTTAGTAAAAGAAATAAAAAGTGTAAGTGTGGTAAGAAAAAAAACTTGGAATAAAAATAGACATAGAGAGTTTATCTGTGGATATTGTAATTGGTGTAAAAAAGAACTATTGAATACTATGGGTGGATGGATTATAACTTATAGTAAGAAGTATTTTTGCCATGATGGTAAAGATGGTTCTTGTTTTGATAAATACTGCAACATAAAAAAGGAGGCATAATGCCAGGACACTATGGAAAAGCAAAAGGTAAAAGTAAATTAACTAAAAAACAAAAAACTTTACCAAAATCTTTACAAAAAAAAATAATGAAATCAAAAGCTAAAAAGAAAAAATAATGGCTAAACTTTGTGCAAGAGGTAAAGCTGCTGCCAAGCGTAAGTTTAAAGTATATCCATCAGCGTATGCGAATATGTACGCTGCTGGTGTATGTAGTGGCAGAATAAAACCTAAAAGTGCAAAAAGAAAAAAAAGAAAGTAATGTCTAAAGGTTTACGATCTTGGGTACAAGCTAACTGGGTAGACATTGCTAATCCTAAAAAAGGTGGTGGCTTTCCTAAATGTGGCAGAAGTAAGGGAGAGAAGAGAAGAAACTATCCTAAGTGTGTACCTGCTGCAAAAGCTAGAGCTATGTCTCCAAGTCAAAGACGTGCTGCTGTATCAAGAAAGAAAACTGCTGAGAGTAGAGGAAGATCAGGTAAGAAACCAAACTACGCTAAGACTTAATTAATTCGTCAAACTCTTGCCATAAAGTTTGCTCATTACCCCAAAATCTAATTTTATCCCTTTTCATTTTTATAGAGTTTAAAACTGTAGTATGATCTTGTCCAAAAATTTTACCTATCTCTGTTAAACTCATCTTATATTTTTCATTTAATAAATTATGAATAATATTTCTAGACCGCACAATATCTGTGGTTCTTGTTTTAGTAAACAATATTTTTTTACTTACTTCATATCGAACACAAACTTTATTAATAATACTATCAATAGTATTTTTATTTGGTTTAGAAAAACTAACACCAACAATTTTTAATGGTTTGTAAGATTGTCTTGAAACATATATTTTGTTTTCTTTGGTGTGTAGTTTAGATAATTTATAACCATTCTTAAAAGCGTTCTTATATATTTTTTTTTCTCTTGGTGTAAGATTTTCAAATTGTCCTGCCTTCATGGCAGTTTTTATTTCATAAAATATTTTATTTTTAGTCATAGATTCCCTACATTTTTTTTTGTTTTTTTTAGCAATGTGAATTAATGATCTATGCTCTCATCAATTCTTCTTTTGCCTTCTCTATCTTCCAAAGCAATCTATAAGAATCTTTTTGATACTTATATACTCTTTGCTTTGCTTCCAGGTACTTTTCGTGTTTCTTCTGTTGAAGATCCCTGTACTTCTGAAGGCGAGTTCTTAACTCTTCCATTTTTCTCCTTTTTTACTTTGGTAAAATCAATTTTTACAGAATTAATTTTACATTCTACAACTTCCCCTTGTGCGTTGGGGTCGGCAGCTTTCTCTACTTTATCAAATCTTTCAACCAATTGAAAATTAGCTTCGCCAGATTTAATTCTTAAATACTTAACCATTTTTATCTCTTTTGTCTATATCTTTTTTGTGTAGGTCAAAGGTCATATCATTATAGATAGATAAGTCGTGGTAGTTATCTGCCTTATAACCCTTGGTACTTCTGAATAATTTGAGTGTCATCATAAGTTGACCTACCTGGTATGACTTTAATTTTTTTTTTAAATTGGGTGCTAATATTAAGCTAAAAAGCTCTGCAAGTATAGTAAAATTGTATTCATAATCGCCATAATCTTTCTGACGATCAGCTATAATTTTCTTCTTAATTTCTTTTTGTAGGTCTGTAATTTTCATATTGGTTTAAAGGTATGGCAGAAGAAAACAAATAAAGAGGGAGCATTGCCATAGAAAGGGAAGGCAACATGATTCGCTGCTC